ATTGGTCAGTAGAAATTCCACACCTACTTCCAATCGCCCTAATTCAGAATTTTTACACCTACGGCGAAATTCGTTTTTTCTGGAATTAATGAGGATGGAAATGGCCCAAATTTTCGGGCCATTTTAACTCACTAGGTCAGTCCAAAGTCTGACCATTAGTAAGGGAGAAAAACATGCGAATATCTCGGATATTGGCAGTCACAGGAATTTGTGGATTGCTAATGATTGGCGCAGTCTCAAACGTTGATGCTGCCACTAAGCCTAAGCCACCTACTAAAATTACTCACAAAGTAGTGGTCGGTTTGTCGCTTTCAATTGCATGTGCAAATGTGGAAGTAGCATCACAAACAAACGTCTGCAAGACTGCGGGAGTAAAGCGCCCCAAGAAAGCGAAAAAAGCTTCTAGTAAGAGCGCAAACTCACCAAATATTGCCGCGATCATGGCCGCGCCCGATTTGATTTGGCCCACAATTCCTGCAACATCACCAAATCCTACTCCACCAACATTAAACAATCTAAACGACAATATTACCTGTATGGTAATTTGTACTAAACCCTAACGCAGAGGGAATTGCGCTAATGTGGCGCAATTTAATGCACAGTACAGTCCCAAGTCTGTACAGCATAATGGAGAAAAAAATGGTAGAAGAAATGCAATTGAAGGGTTTGCGAAATGTTGGCGATTTTGCAGAATCTATGCGAGCGCATGCTCAGGGTGAAGCGAATCGTCTATTTACAATCTCTTGGAACGAACCCAAGAATCGCAATGCAAATCTCATGTATCACGAGATGGCCGCGCAAGCCAACGCATATAAACTCGTGAGAGATTACGTTGCTAGTGAAATCGAGAGACTGTCATGATTACAAAATCTGACATTTTTACGAAATCTCTAAGTGAGACTGAAATGGAAGTCTTGCGAATGTCGCTAATTACGCGCAGAATGTGGCTTAAGGATTTACTCTCTGGGCCATTGCGCGAAAATGACGAGAGATACGTTAAGGATCAAGTCTCTCGATTGGAAGAATTCGAAAACAAATATCTCTAGCAGAGGGAATTAGGGTTTTCGTTAAGAGAACGAAATTAAATGTGGATGGAAACCCAACCACAGCCCTAATTTTAATGCGCGATGCTCAATCCCAAGTTTGAGCGCACATTAAGGAGAAAATAATGGTGAAATTTCGCGTGATAGTTGGCGGTTCACCGCAAGCTAGAAAGCGATGGCCCACACGAACCTACACTTACAAATCGAGTGCTAATCGTAGAATGAGACAAATTCACAATGCACGAGATTTGGGAGTCTCTACAATTTGGAGAATAAATCATGAAGTTTCTTAACGGACTTTATGAAACTAGATGGTTTTGGTGGAATAAAAGATACTCCATCGATTACAATTCAAATCCGCTTGCATGGAAAATTGCTAATGAGCAGTATCGTGCAGCGATGGGATGGTGAAATAAATGCCATACGGTAGAATCGAAGGTGAAGCGCGGGAACGTGCAGAGAAAGAATTGCACGAGAGTTATAAGGAAATTTACGATTCCTCATTACTCTGTGTTACTTGCACACATTCTCGTCAAAAAGCCAAAGCAAATAATGATCCAGAATGGCGCAATGTAATGTGCAAGAATCACCGCACAATGCGAATGATTGCATACAATACTTCACCATTGTCTGAGACTTATTGGAGTAGTTAGCAGAGGGAATTCTGGTATCCGTAATTTCAGCGGATTTAATGCAAACATGACAGTTTGCGCCAGAATTTAATGCACAATTTGCAGTCCCAAGTCTGCAATGCATAAGGAGATTAAATATGGCAAGTATTCCAGGCCCGGTTAGTGTGCGTTCTTTGGGATGGCTTTTGGCCCAAAAATGGGGCGTTATATGGAAGCCTCTGAAATTACGGAAATAGCGTGGGCCGCAGGCTTTTTTGATGGTGAAGGGCATACTCGTAATACTCTGAAATATGGAGGGTATTTCCAAATTCAAATCGAAGCTTCGCAATCTGGAGAGTATGCGCCAGAAATTCTTGAAAGATTCAGGGTTGCATTAGGTTGTGGATGGGTGCGCGCTGAAAAGCGATCTCTAGAACGACAGCAAGTGTACAGATTTGCTGCCAGCGGAAAACAGGCTAAGACAGCCCTATTAAAAATGTGGCCTTATTTGTCAATTGTCAAGAAGATTCAAGCAATGAAAGCTATTGCTGAAAATCTTGAGATAGAACAGGCACGGCAAATATTGGTCTATAAAAGGAATAAGAATGTATGATTACAAAAGAGCAAGCACTAACAGCAAATGAATTCCATTTTGCTCATTCTTCGAAAATTATAGTGGGGCCGCGTGGTGGTCAAACTATGCCACGTATCGAAGTATGGCGGCGAAATGGTAAGACTAAAACGTGGAAAACTCGTCCAGAATTGTTTAGAATTCCTGTCAAATATGGATTGTACGATTATTCGTACATTACTGAAAAAGAAGCACAAGATTTTCATACTACTGAAGATTGTCCATTGCGAATTGACGATACTAAAACTTATATGTCTCCTTATCTCAAGGATGCATAGATAGCAGAGGGAATCGGAGAGTTAGATAATTCATTATCTCTCCGATTTAATGCACATATCGAGTCCCAAGTCTCGATTGCATAAAGGAGAAAAACCATGGTTGTTTTTAAGCAAGGTGGTATCGAAGATATCATCACAAATAAGCAACGTGAAAGACTACAAGAGGATGCCGAAAAATGGCATGGAATTTGGGTCTATCATGGTGCGTACGGATTACCTGCGGGTTATTTGTCAATTACGCTTGACCCTAACGGCCATCCGGTTTATGGCGGAATTTCGCCAGAGGGTGAAATTTCAACATGACACGAAAAGATTACGTGGCATTGGCCCAGAGATTAGCAGAAACAGGAGAAAATCCCACTCTTTCAACGCGTACTTTTTGGATTGTCGTTGAAAATATAGCTGATGTATTGCAAATTGACAATCCCAAGTTTAAGCGTCAAAGATTTTTGGATGCATGTAATCCAGCAAATCTAAAAACCTAAACAGAGGGAATCCGGTGCCAATAGCGGAATTGGAAAAATGGTGTGACAGTCACGATTAGTGTAAATACTAGTTCATAAAACACTACGTTAAAAGCGCACCAGCCGGATTTAATGTGCAAATCACGTCCCAAGTCGTGATAAAAGGAGAAAATAAATGATATCAACTTGCCCATACATCATTAAAAAGAATGAATATGGACATTGGACACTCGTTAATACAAAAAACAATCATGCAATTTCCTGTGATTCTAAGAATCATGCTAAAGAAGCGTTAATGGAAGCTTTAGCGTCTGATTTAGGATACGATTTAATTGAAATTGCACCAGGATCAGTTATTTGTATTAATCGAGTTTCATAAAGTAGTAGTAAGCTATGAATGTGAGATTTAAAACTCCGCTTCGCGGAATTCACATCGGCCCAAAGTGTATCGACGGTTCCGAGTATGGAATCAATGTCGATGCACACGCACATATAACGGGCACGGGCCGAGAGTTTCTTGGTTTCGTATGTGCCAAAACGCTGACTAATCTTAGGGAGTTACTAGTTCACGAAATCGGTCATTTGGCCGCAGATACCGGACATGATGACCAATGGCGAAAATCTGTTAGGCGTCTAGGTGGCCGCGTACCTGCGGCATATAAAAGGCATCCTAGACTCTAAAACTATTTTCGCAAAGTACTTGACAACGCAGATAGGCGGGTCTAAAGTAGACCCGTTAATGCGGCATGAGATTGTCTAAAGCCAATCCATAGACTATCCGCAGAAAACGAAGGAGCCCGAAAATGGCAAAGAAGTCAGAGACAGCGGCCAAGTCGGAAACTGCAAGTGTAAACGGTGAGGCAAAAACTCCAAAGGAATCCGCTTACAATTCCATCGTAGTTCGATGGCACAAGTCAGCGGATTTTGATCCCGAGAGTGCCCTTACAGCACTTGGTGAATCGCAGGGCCATGTCGTTAAGTCGCGCACCGCTAAGAAATCAGGAAAGGTTACTTTGCAGGTTGATACTGCGGAATCTTCGAAGGTTTCTGGTCGCGGTAGGCCGCGCAAGTTGGTTTCGAAGGAAACCGAGCAGGCCGCAATTAAGTTGCTGCGCGCAGCGATGAAAGACCCGACCAAGGCCCCGCAGATTACCGCACTTTTGGCGGCATCGGCTGAGGGTAAGGATGTTTCCGGTGAACTTTCACAGTTGGTCGGACTTACCGCTAAGTAACAAACTCTGATTTGCAGAGGAAAAAGGGCTCCAATGTGGGGCCCTTTTTAATGCACAAATCTCGTTCCAAGTCGAGATTGCATTAAGGAGAATATATGGTTATACAAATTCGAAATACATCTGACCCTAAGGATGTTTGGTGTGAATTCGAACGTATCGAACAAAAACAACAAAACTCAGAACCGATAGGGTTTTGGGTTGATGAAGATGGAATTCGCGCTAATCCTTTCATTGAAAATATTCTAGAACAACTCGCAACAGAAATTCAATCCGAGCAACTTTGGAAAGACGCTCATGAAAGTGTATGATTCAAATCGAATCTTAACTACTCGTGAATTGCGTAAAGATGACATTCTACATGGTGGAATGTTGGCAGGACATTGTGTGAAATGGACTGTTCTTGAAGTTCACTTTCAATACGCATTCGTAAAAATCGGAGATTCAATCGTTAGAATGAGAGGTTCTGATCTTCGACAATTTGAATTTTATCTCAAAGATAAGTGTCCAAACTGTAAATTGCAACGTGAAATTGCAGTTATAGAAAAAAATCGAACAATTCAAAATGTGTTGGCTTTGTCGGCCCCCGATGTAAAATCATCGTGGCAATTCAAAGCCGCGCAATACACACGAAGGAGAAAAATTGGGTAGAAAATATCCACTTATATCTAGAAAAGATATCACCTTTTTAAGGGAAATTGCAAATGATAATGACCTTCTAGAAGTTGGACGTAAAGCAATTGAGGATGCTTTAGTTGATTTCCGAGATAGTCATATTTTTGTGATAAGAAACAATGGATTGGTTATCAAATCTAGAGATGGAAAAGACTCTTACATAATCCGATTTGGGCCTGAAGATGCAATTCGCATTGGACTTAAGGCAATCGCTAAACATTTACACATAGCAGAATAAAATCGCAGAGTGGCCGGGCCATAAAAAGCCCGGTTAATGCGGATATGCGGTCACAATCCCGCAAGAAGGTGATAAAAATGCGAAAACCTGTTATGGCAGTTGCCATAACATTGTCAGCTTGGATTATCCAAGATATTTTAATTTGGCAACGCCTATTCGAAGCAAGACATTTATGGCAGTTCGATGCTCAATACCAATATTGGCATCAAGCATTTTTTCTGCTATTAATTGCACTTGTAGCTTCGCAATTAAGGTTTCTATGGTCGCTATGGTTTGTAAGTGTTACGTGGACATTGGCAAATAGTGGCTTGGCAGATATTCTTTACTATTGGTTTGATTTCAAATCAATTCCAGAAAATCTTCCATGGCTAGATAATCTACATCCATTAATACTATTCCATCCTGCGACTTCAAGATCAGTAGTGGCATCCGCTTGTTTGTGGCTTATTTTTTGGATTATAACTTTGATTGTAATTCAATATAGCCAAAGTAAAAGGAGATACATGACAGCATAATGATGAAAAACGATTGTCTTTATTGTCACAAAGACATCATATATGAAAACTTCGATCTTTCTCATGTTCACTACTGTTCAGACTGTGTTCGAATCTGTATTGAATGTGGAGAAATGAAAGGAATATGGTGTTTCAATTTCGACTACACATCTGACACCTACAAAGAATGGAAAGCCACGAATTGTTACGGACTCTTAGCGGCTCCCGGCCATAAATTAGTTTGTGGTCAATGTGAACAGAAAGAAGAAGAAGCCGGAAAACAAGTTGATCCCAAGTTACTTCAATTAATGCTTAAGGCGGTGAGAAAATGAGAGTTAAAGACCTAAAAGAAGCACTAGAAGATTACGGAGATCATCTAGTTGTAGTACTAGAACTTGAAGACCATACTGGAAATCAATATCCCGATATCATAGTCGATGACAAAATAGTCGATGGTGAAATAACTGTAGTAATAAGTCCTGCGTAACAGAGGGGTCGGTGCCGCAATAATGGAATGTGCGGTTAAATGATGTGATGGGATACTGCCCGGTGTAGACACCGCTAGAAAAAAACGTAGTGGTATTCAATGCATCAGCCGATTAATGTGCAATGGTCTGTCCCAAGTCAGACCCACATATAAAGGAGAAATATGAACGAAAGAGAGTTTATTCGTGGTGATCCTGAACTCTTTAAAGTAAACATTCGAGTTCTTGTCAATGCAATTGATGAAAGCTGTAAAAGTCTTTTGTTTAATTTTGACAAACTAAAGGATTTAGCTCCTGAGTTTTTTAACAATGGAGTTTTAAATCATATGGCGAATGACGTTGAGAGTTTTGGAGCAGAACTTATGGCAACAGCGAAACTTGCCAAAGAAACAAACTATGGCATATAACATGATCTCGTCTAATCTAATTCATGCAATTGAAAATGCATATCAGGATCAGAAGTTTACTGACGGTGATGTAAACGATCATCCTGAATGGGTTGCAGACGCAATTGCATGGGCTGAAGCACAAATTTCAACAGGTACAGCAAACGATTTTGTTCAATCGGTTATGGCCGCACGAAAAACATGGGGCCGACTGAGTGTAGGACAAAAACGTGGACTATTGAACTTTATTCGCAATGAAGTTCTTAGTGCTGAGAAAGCGGCGCAACAAATAATTGATGAACTAACTACCGGAAAAGTGGCACTCGATCTTAGACCACTACCATCCGGTAAGTACGCAGTATTGAATGCAAACAATGATGCATCTTTTTACGATGTTAGTAATATCAAAGATGAAAAGTCAAAGTGGAATGGTTGGATATTTGCTAACATTATGAGTTCTGATAATAAACTTAGAATTGGAACTCAGCGGCCCGGTCAGAAATATCAGGGCACTCATGAAGATGCATTAGTTAAAATCATGCAAGACCCTTTGTCTGCAACAATGCTTTACGGTAGGATGATTGGAGTTTGTGGTATTTGTGGCCGCACACTTACCGACCCTGAATCGATAGAACAAGGTATCGGCCCGATCTGCATAAAGCAATTCAAAGATGATACCGAAGAGTTATTGCGACAAATACTACACATTTAATCGATGTTCTCGTTCTCGAACATGACGTTTAATCCAATTACAATTGGCACATAACATTTGATATCTAGATTTTAATTGGTCAATTGGAAGATTAAGAAGTTCTCTATAAAAATTGCCTGATCCACCAGCCAAGTAAAATTCTTTATATCCTCCCCCGTTTATGTGGTCAATTTGTAAAGCACGAATATCTGAACATCCTCTCGTCCCATCTTCATTAATCCAACCACAATTTGGATTTGAACATCTTACCCCAAGTTTTAAAACAACCTGTCGTCGAATATTAACTCCATATGCTGCATTCATTGTTCGACGACAAGCTTTACAAATCGTATGATATCCATCTAAAGTATTTCTACTTTTATGGAATTCAGAAAGTTCCTTCGTAACTAAACAGTCCGTACAGGTTTTCATAGGGAAAGTATACCACAAAATAGTCACTATTTAAATTGACTCTTGACAAACATTTCTGTCTATGATATAATCATTTTTTTGACAGATTGTTTGTTCGCAGAGGGAATTAGGTCTTTAAGTGCGTGAATAATAGAACGATGTTCCGCCAGTAGGCGGCTCGTTTACTGTTATTCGCTACACGAATAGATAAGAAGTGTGTACATACTTCAAAAAGATGAACTCATGAGCATCTACCTAATCTAATGCACTTACTCAGTCCCAAGTCTGAGTGCATAAAGGAGAATAAACGCATGGTTAAATATTCAGATAGCGTTCCACCATATGAAATGCTATCTCGTCGCCGTGCATGGAAAACAGAAAACCCAAACGTATTCGTTGTTTATGGGCGACGTGGCACCCCGTATTCAGTAAGAGTTACTGATAAAGGATTGTCTTGTCCCTGTGAGGGCGCATATAAATACAATGAACTTTGTTTTCACATGCTTAAAGTAACTGCTCGTTTGGTGAGAGAAAAGCGATGGCAGATGAACTAAACCAAGAGCAGAAAGAAATGGCTGAGTTGCTTCGAATAACAACTGAATATGCGAAAGCATATCAAGAAGTTAATTCCTCAATCGCTGAGGAACAGGATGCAATTAAGGCTTATTTCGAAATCGGGCGCGATCCGTATCACATTCAGGAACCCGACCCTGAACCTGAAAAGCCTTATGAGGGGCCATCGCCCCTATTTACGGCAATCGGTAAACTTGCTCAAAATTCTCTTGAGGCTGACGAACCTGATCCGTTTTTGATTGGTATGGCAGCTTTAGGTGAAAGAAAGTGGACAGAAAAACAGAGAATGGCTATGTGGTTAATGTGTACCACAAAGTACAGAAATGTTTTGTCCGCAATGGGCATAGATGCGGTAGAACTTCCACGGCCCGAACTTGAAAAAATCGTTCATGAGGCTCCCAAGCCTATAAAAGAAATTTGGTGCGATGATCGATCAATGGGATTTATCGTTCGTTTCCGATATCTTTTGAAAGATGAATTCGTTCAAGTAAGACGTGGAATTTCAAACATAGTCGGTCGCCAGTATCACGATGGTTCTCGTGTGGATTCTCGATTAGATGAACCACATTGGATCATACCGGGTGATGCTCCTTCAATCGAATCACTAATGAAGTATTTGGTTGATGCGATCAATGGCAAGCGTTTCGGTTATGACCCTGCAAGATGGACATTTGGAGAAGAAGAGAAAACTCCGTGGACAATCAAGGATGGAGTAGCCGAAAGAATTCAATTCATTATGACTCGTTCGGAAACAATGGTCAGAATGAGCGCAGCGCATTCAACAGAATGGAAACCCGCTTACGAATATGGAAATGGAAAACAACCGTTTCCTTTCCAGATTGCAGGTGTGGAATACATTTTGAGCGTTACAGAAGAGTCGCGTATCTCTGCGGGTCGATATGGAACCGGAGTTATGGTTTCCGATCCAATGGGAATGGGCAAAACAGTTGAAGGTTTAATGGCGGTAAATGAAGCGTGGGAACAAGAGATGATTCGCAATCCCAAACTTAAAAGAGGGGATTTGCATTGTTTGATTATGTGCCCTGCCGCAGTCAAGATAAATTGGGCCCGTGAAATTAATTACTGGCTCGATGGACTTGATTACAAGGTTCAGATTCTTCGCGGTCTTTCGATTCAACCAATATGGGGAAACTTCGTAATCTGTAATCCTCAGTTGATCCGAAAGGAATACAACAAAGAGACTTACGAATGGGAACCCGCTCCGCTCTATATAATGCTACTAGCAAAGAAATGGTTTTCAGTAATTGCTGATGAATCTCATCAATACAAAAACTGGAAAGCACAAAGAACATCTGCTGCACTTGAATTGTTTTCGGGCCGCAGATATAACGTTCGTAAGTTGGCAATGGAACATTGGCGATTCCCCGTTCCAATGCGGATAATGATGTCCGGTTCTCCGGTTCTTAATAGGCCGGAAGAGTTTACGGCTCAACTTGAAGCGTTGGGAGTTCTCGATCAGTTTGGTGGAATGGCCCGGTTTGAGAATATGTACGCAGGACGTAGCTCACAAAGACTGAAAGAATTGAATCTTAAGTTGCGTGAAAAGGGTTATCTGCGACGCGAAAAAGAGGACATGGTTCTTACGCCGGGAATGCGTGTTGTTCCACTCAAAAATGTTAGTCAAGATATCCTAAATACCACATGGGTTCCGCGTGAACAATGGGATAGGGTACTCCGAGAAAAAGAGTATGAGTTTATTCCAGGTGTTCTAGGACAGCTACCGCCAAAGATTCGTACCGCAACATTTCTCGATCTCTCTAACCGCAAAGAATACAATTTCGCAACCAACAATTTCTTGCAATGGTTGAGAGAAAACGTCAAGGATATGGATGACCCCGATGGAAGAGTTTCTCGTGCGGCACGAGCCGAAGCGTTAGTTCGTATCAACAAACTAAAGTGGCTCTGCGCTCGCGGAAAACTCAAAGAATGTATCAACTGGATCAATCGTTTCATGGATGAAACCGACGATCAAAAGCTTGTTATCTATGTCGATCACCGAGATGTTCACGCTGATCTCTGCGAAGCGTTTCCAGACTCGGCAAGAATTATCGGCGGTCAAGATGAAGATAAGCGACAAGCCAACGTCGATCTATTCCAAAACAATCCGCAAGTTCGTTTGATGATCGCCATGCTTACAGCGGGTGGAATTGGAATCACATTAACCGCTGCGAATCACATGGCTTTCCTTGAACTAGGTTGGACCCCGGCCATTCACGATCAAGCAGAGGATCGAATTTGGGGCCGCGTAAACGATCTACATGGTGCATCGATTTACTATCTCATTGCAGAGAGAACAATCGATACATACATCTCAGCATTAATTGATTCGAAACGTGAACGAGTAACCGCAGCAACTCAAGGTGCAGATGTTGATGAGACAGCACTTATCACAGAACTGGCCGCAAAGATGTTGCGTGACGCTGCAATAATCGAAGCGCAAATCAAAGAAAAGAATGAGGACGAGAATGGCGATACAGAGGGGGAGTAATCCCTCTCTGGTCGTCAATAAGATCAAATTACTGCTTTATTGGGTGACTAAATGATTGATGATAGAGAAATTGATTTTTTCGATCAATTTATCGATGGCCCATTACCAGATTGGGCTTTGAAACTTGAGTGGCCCCTTGAAGGTTACTATACTGAGAAAAAAGAAGATAATAGTGTAATTCTCAGCCTTGTTATTTCAAATGATCGCGGTAAGGGTCACGTAAGTCGTCTAATCGATGGATGGATGCAAAAGTACGATCGGATAGTAATACCTACACCGTCAAATATCATGCGAGATATATCGGCCCGACGCGGCTTTAAATCAGAACCAGTCTGGTTTCCTGATGCTCAAGATTTTGCCGAGTGTATGGTTTGGAGAAAAAATGGATAGTCAAATAAGACAGAGAGGGATGGATAATAAGTATATCTGTCCAAATTGTAAACACTATATATTAATTTTACCACCCGAAAACCCTAAAATATATAAACAAAAACTATTACTTGGATGTTCTAACTGTCATAGTAGCCTAAGCGCAGCTTGGATCGTCACACTTCAAGTATGGACTATTCGACTATTCTACGAACCTACCTCAAGTCAAATTCCAGAACAAGATAGAGGCGTTAGAACTCGCAACAAGATAATGTCCTATCTTCGGGAATCTGACAAAAAAAGAATATATCCTTCTTTAAGAGAGATAGGGGAAGCTACAGGAATTAGATCAACTTCAACTATACATAATCATATAACTACCCTTTTAAGACAAGGCAAAATACGAATGAAAGATCGACAAGGAATGAATAGAAATATCGAAGTAGTAAAAGAGTTGAGTGAAATATGTTCGTGTTGTGGGGGAACAGGGTGGGCCCAACCCGTTCAAAAACAAACTATCGAATCAATCCTCTACGATGATAGATGATTCAAAACTGCTAAACGTTCTATATGAGAGAGCTAAACAATTCCCTGGTAGTAAGATTTGGCAGGTTAGTGAAGAAACGATTATTCATTTTCCTAATGGAACTGCCAAAACTCTTCCAGTAGGAACGTGGGTTCTCACATTAGAAGACGATATTATCATGAGTATGGAACATGAATTTAAAGGAGAATTAGATGGTTAAACTACCATCATGGACAGATGAAAAATGTGCAGATTGTGGCCGTGATCTTCCCGTAGAAGTTCAACATTCAGCCGCAGGATATTACATTGGTCAATGGTGTTTGATTGATGGCCCATATAGTCGTTTAAGTCAAGAATATTATTCAACGTTTATGTTGGCTCAAGATGCACTAGATAACAATACATTTACCATGAGACAACATCCGTGACTATTCTTAACATAGAGGATGGCTTTAATGTTGATGTTGAAGATATTCGTAGACTTGCAACACATGCAACACATCATGGAAATTGTAGTTTGGATTCATGGTCCCCAAATTTGGCAAGATGTCAATGTGGTCTGTTTCAATTATTGAAACGTTTAGAAAAACGTGGAATCCTGAAGAAATATACAAAAGCTGAGTTGGATAAATTTCCAGTCTGATAACATCTATGTCGGCAGGCTATCCGGCGCTGCCGACTCCTTCGTTCGGGGGCCATCTGCCTTGGGAGCGCGAAAGCGTTTAGGTGGCCCCCACTAAATTTCGTGAATCTACACAAATGCGAAAACTCATGGTGGTTTATCTATAGTGAGTTTTATTTATGGAGGGGTGTAGAGAGTGGCAATGGGGTTAGCGCCACACACTAAAATGCAAAAATATAATCTGAAGGAGTTAATTAACATGGCAGCCGTAAAACCGGGTAGTTCAACTATCCCTAATTTATATCAGAAGATATCTGATATAACCGAAGCGTTGGGCCTCGTTCAAAAAGACAGTACAGCACCAAAAGAAATGGGCGGCTATAGGTTCATTTCTCATGGCATGATGTTGGGGCATCTACGTCACGAATTAACATCACGAAATGTAGTTATTGTTCCAAGTGGGGAAGAACTACTGAGATTTGAAACCTATACAACTAATAGTGGTAAACAAGGTCGCCATGCCGTATTGAAATTTAATTTCATGGTAGTAAATGGCGATAATACAGCGGAGTTTTTTGAAGCTTCTTGGATTGGAGAGGGTCAGGATACCGGAGATAAAGGTGTTCAAAAATCTGGAACATCCGCTGAGAAATATTTTCTTATGAAACTTTTCAAGGTTGGCGACAAAGATGACCCTGATGCAATTGATACCGAACCCGCAAAGCCACAAGTAAATAAACCAACGGAGACTAATAATGGAACGCCAACAGCAACCCAAGAGGTTCAGAAACCGGCTGAAAAAGAAACAGTTTCGTCTGTCGCGGCTAAAAAAGATGATGGGCCTGCCCACGATCAAAAAGCCCAAGTCGATGCCCTAGTTTGGTTTGGTGAACAATTGCCCCCATCTTCAAAGTGGTTCCGTGGAAAAATTGTGCCATTAGTGGGACTTTGGGACAATATGAATAAGAGTGGAAAGTTGAAGCCAGAAATGGCCGAAGCTGGTTCCGCAGTTAATTGGGTATTCGGTCAAATTGCCGCTTCACATCACGAAGTCTGTGGTGAAGATTGTCCACATCTGCAAGCTGCACAACTTGCAGTAATTATGGATGGGAGAATAAGTGAAAAAGCATAAATTTTATAAGGCAGATTCCCTTGCACCTTCTGATATTACGCCAGTTAAAGAGGATGGCCGCGTTGAAAGTACAGAACAAGAATCTAATTTAGTTTCTTCGGAACTTCAAGGTGTTGATGTTGAAGGGGTTCACATGCCAATTCTTGATTTGGATTTTCCATGTGAGTTGATTCCATCAAGTTCAGCAGGCCATTTCCATTTTTACATGTATAAAGAATGTACTTGGCCGCAATACATGGCTGTACTCACAGCGATGGCCGCAGCCGGATTAATAGAGGTTAATTACGTACAAGCTTCAATTGCACGTCGGGCCACATTTGTACGTAAACCTGGAATCCTTAAGGTTATGGAAGATGAGTCTTAAAATATATGATCCTGAAAAACAAGCACGTATAAGACACAATGAAGAAGAAGGCTATTTTCCCTTGTCATACTCTCGTATGGATCGATATGAAGATTGTCCACGTTGGTATCACTATGAAAACATTGAGAAACTTGGACGTATAGGTGGGGAGGCCGCAGACCTTGGTAATGCATTACACAAGTTCCAAGAAATTCTCTTTTCCGATGGCATTGAAGAGGCTAATAAACTCGCAACGGCGATGGTTCCGCTTTCAGCGTCAGAGGAATGGGCAAACGCGAAAAAAATCATCGAGAAAATTGTCTTAAAAAAGGATCATCTTTACTCGGCAGAAACTCCATATCGATGGGAATTCGAAGTCAAGAAAAAGGATGGTACATCTGTAATTGTCCAGTTCGAAGCAAAGATTGACCAATTCTTTGTCTTTTACGATGACGGAATCGGAGAAATTATTGATGGAAAGTCAGGACGAAAAGTTACTGAAAATATTGAAAACAATCCCCAGGGACTTGCCTATGGAGTCTCCGTTATTGAGGCTCTACCTGACCTTGACTTACATAAGATTATTTTTACGCAGGCTCAATGGAGATATGGCCGGTTAGTTAGTACATCATTTACCATAGATGAATTGCATAATTACAAAATGCAAATTGAGGCCAAGGCCGAGCAAATGGTAAATGACACAGAGTTTGCACCTAAGCCTGGAAATCAATGTATGTGGTGCCCATTCGCGTTACGTTGTGATGCCGCCCAAAAAATGTTACCTAAACTGGTGGAGTTTCATGGAACAATACTCCCTCCAATTATCTCAGACGACTCTGATGCTCAAAAAGTTGCAGCAGGTGTTATTCACCTTGAAACAATCCTTAAACTCTATCGCGCAAGCCTACAAGGATTTGTTAGAGAATTTGGGACCCCTGTTACACTTGGCGAAAAAACATACGACTTCCACAAACACAAAACATGGAAGATCGAGAACCTCAAAACGTTGGTGGGGATTGCTGAAGAAAATGAGATCGATCTCTCAAATGTCATCTCCTACAACAACCAGACCGGGAAGACATTACTCAAAAAACATCCAGAGTTAAAGGATGCAATGTATGAAGATCAATGGAGTAAGTTTGAATACGCGGCCCCCGAAGATGAAGAAGATTGAAAAACTTCCAAGTATGAATCGTGGCATTTGTTATGTATGTGGATTTTCTCAACGTCTAAGAAAGGATGGAATTACCATTCAAAAACACCAAGTGTTTTCCGGTAATACTGGACGTAAATGTAATGGGTCTGGAATGGCTCTTGATTTATTCGCGGTTAGGAGATAAATGAATACATATACATGCGGTAACTGTAAGGCTGGAAAAATTGAAATAAACGGAGTTGAGTCTTACTGTCCCAAATGTGGTGGTTCGGGAATGTTTGAAGATCGTAGACTAAAAACTATTGGGGAGCGCCGAACCCCCAAATCTGATCGTAGAAAAGCTAAGGTTCCTGACAGACGAAAAAATAACATATGAATGTAGCTTCTGATGCGTTTGAAATAGTCAAATTAGCAAATAGTCACTCGGGATTACCTTATAAGTTTAGAGATGCCTATTTCTTAGCTAAATTTTCGTTTCCACTTGAACAGAAACTTGAAATTATTAACAAAGAATTCACATCTGCAATGATTCAAGATCGTTCTATTTACTCATTGATGTGGTTTCGGGAAACCTTTCAAGAAGCTGAAACTACATATCAAAAGGGCCCACAACAAAAAGAAGGAAGTATGGAAAAAATAAGAGATATAATTAATGGTATCTAGAAAAGATCGATTAACTAAACATATTTCAGACCTTGAAATATTAAGACATCGTACCTTTCAACCCTTACAAGAGGCAATTACTAATACGAAAATTTGGAATGAACGAGTTACAGAACTTCAAGCAGTTATTGATAGTTTCACATTTCGAATTGAAGAATATGAAGAAGAATTAGTTAAATTGAAGAAAAGAAAATGATTACACAAAAACAGATACATGATCTTGCAGTAAAGAAGGGTTGGTGGGAGAGTTGGGGAAACCCATTAGATAGATTACCTACCACTCTTATGTTAATGGTTTCAGAGTTAGCTGAATGTCTTGAAGAGTATCGTAATGGCCGTGGGGCCACAGAAATTTACTACGAATATAAAACTGAACCTCACATTAGTATTGAACCCTCAAGACCACTTCCAGCTAATTACAAAGCAACTATAGAATTTGGTAAACCATGTGGAATTCCAATTGAATTAGCTGATTGTGCCATTAGAATTAAGGATACTTGCGAAGCTTTAGATATAGACCTTGAGAAGATGATCGAATTGAAGTACGAATTCAATAAAACTCGTCCCTATCAACACGGAAATAAGAGGGCATAATGGAAGAAGAAACCCAAAAACTAAAGAAATCTACTTCGTCCCCCGGTGGCGGCGACGTACCATCCTCTTCTTAAAATACAAAACATCATCCAATTCCAAACCTCTTAGTTGGGAAATAACATTGTATGGTAATGGTTCAACTAACAATTGATCCCATTGAGAATCTGACCATCTTATCAATTCTCGATAAGACATTTTTGAAAGTCGAGTTACTAAATCTTCTTTAGACTCTGCCACTTGTAGCCTTGGTTCTTAACCAAGCAACTACATCTTCTTTGAAGAATCGATATCCCGTAGCCCCGCCTAATTCAATACCTACTAATTTACCTTCTTTAACTTCCTTCAGAATGGTCATACGATTAAGATTTAATCGTTCACATAAATCAGGAACATTATAAAGGTCTAAATCTAGTTTTCCACGAACAGGTGATTCTTCTTCTATAATTGGAAGTTCGCCTATAGCCATACAGAGAGCATACAATAGATGGCCCCAAGGCTGTCAAGAAGGAGGTAGTTCTGGACGATTTCATCCCACCCAACGATCAAGAAGCTGAACGTTCAGTTTTAGGAACAATCTTAGTTAACGATAAAGTGTTGGATAAAATTGCACTCACTCTTAGACCCCAACATTTTTATCACCCAATACATCGAGATATATATCAAGTGTGTCTTGAATTATATACAAGAAATCAACCTGTAGACACAGTTACAGTAGGTGCGGCCCTAGATTTGACTGGAAATATTCAGTATTACGGGGGCCGTACTTTTTTGGCAATACTTCAACAAGGGTCTGGAATGGCTTCAAATATAGAAGCTTATTCCAACATCATTATTGAGACATCTAAAAAAAGGAGAGCAGTTGAAATTGCTAGAAATGCCATTCTTAGAGGAACAGGAAGTGCAACAACTGCTGATGAACTTATTGACCAAACTATCAAAGGATTATTCGATCTCGCACTCGACACGTCGAATTCGAATATTGAGAGAATTGGTGAACGTGAAGTTGGAACCTTCCTTGAGGCCCTACAAGCGACAGAGCGACCGGGGCGACTCCCATACCCGTGGCCGTCGCTAGACAAGCTCCTGCGGGGCCTGCGCCCCTCAGAGATGACCGTAATTTGTGGTAGGCCCGGTATGGCAAAGACATCCATGGGTGTTAACATCGCCCTGCACTTAGCAATGGAATGCAACGTGGCCGTCGGGATTTTCTCACTTGAGATGTCAAAACAGAACTTGGTAAATAGAATGATTTCTCAATTAGCAAAAATAGATTCTTCTCGACTACGGGATGCCGATATAGATACAGATGAAGTTACTCGTGTCCTTGAAGTTTCCATTCCATTAGCAGAATCTCCACTTTATATAGACGATGATCCTTCACTTGATGAAACCAACTTGGTTATCAAAGCTAGAAAAATGAGATGGCAAGGAAAAATTCAATGCATCGTTCTCGACTACATTCAATTAATGCGCGGATCAGGGAAGATGAATCGTGAACAAGAGGTTAGTTCATTCAGTCAAACGGCTCGTCGTGTTGCGAGGGAACTCGAAATTCCCATCGTGGTTTTGGCTCAACTTAATCGTGGGCCAGAATTTCGTGAAGATCATAGACCACTTCTTTCAGACTTACGCGAAAGCGGGGCCCTGGAACAAGAGGCTGATGTGGTTCTCGGTTTGTATCGGGATCATTACTATAATCCGAGTGCTAATGCCAGCGATGCAGAAGTTATTGTCTTAAAACATCGTAATGGAGAAACTGGAACAGTACACCTTGGATTTAACAAAAAACTAACCACATTTTGGAGTAAGGATTGACAGTTCAAGAATTTATTACAAAAATCAAAGAAACAGGATTTGATTTTCATGACATTCACATACATCTAAATGGAGATGAAACTGAGATTATGATTGAAACTTCTTATGGAGTCTTTCTTGGAGTCACAGGAAGTGATATTGATTTGGATACGTTGGCCCTTGTTTTGATTGAAAAACTTCAAGCTTTAAAGGATGAACAATGAACTGCCCTGTTTGTTTAAAAAAGACACACATGAGAGATAGAGGTTATGTCAGAAACCATCACATATTTTTATGTAGTGAATGTGAAAATTGGTCTGAGGAAATTACTATTTTCCGTCCTATTTCTTTAGATGATAAAGAACTTCTCCGATCTCTTAATGGAATAAAGGAGGAATACAATGGGTCTGTTCGACCGGCTAAAAAAGAAGCAACCCGAAACTCAACTCGTACCAACGGTAGAAAATAAGCCTCAAAAAGTTCCTGAGATTACTCAAATTCTTAATGGGAAAAGATACTCAAGTTTGGATGCTAAATGTATCGCTCAAGGAATGAGTGGATTTCTTTATACATGGCTCATGCAAACTAACAAAAATAACTTCTTCTTGATTCAGAGTTTCTTTGGAGCAACAGTTCAATTAACTCCAATAGAACAACCATTAGCCCTGCAATTTCATGCAGCCTTGGCGTTTCATGAAGTTCCGTTTGAGAAAGCTTTTCCTGACGTTGAAGTAACTGATGCGTAATGGTTCACACAATGTTGTCAGAATTCCTAAATCCCAAGTGGGAAATCTCGACACCATTTCCAGCTTTACTAGGACGTATCCCGATCACCGTTTACGCTGTACTTGAGCGTACTGCTGTATATCAAGTAATCGGTGAAGACCATAGGAAGTTGGTGCGCCATGATTTCATATTTGTGGACGAGAGAAAATTGCGTATGCGTCCTATTGACGAAGGGATATTAAAACAACGCGAAAGTCGTGAACGCGGAAGATTAAATAGATTATTAGCGAAGGAGATTCTGAAACTGTGAGAGTAAGCTTGACATTTACCCATTTAGCAATTGCTAATTTAGCTCGTTGTGAAGAAGCATTTCATCCTATTGATGAATGGTCAGAAACCGATTGGGCCTGTGCTTTTGGTGGGGAAGCTGGTGAGGCTCAGAATAAAATTAAAAAGCGTCGCCGTGGATATCGAGATACCAACAACAATCTCGTTCCTACAGTAGAAGAAGTAGTTGATGAAATAGCTGATGCAGTTATTTACGCTGATTTACTTTGTACACGAATGGGAGCCTCATTAGAGGATGGTATTCGTCGTAAGTTCAATGAAGTTTCTGAACGTGTTCATAGTGGACATAGATTGTGAAACAGATTTTTATAGGATTGCCATTCGTAGGATTTATATTGTTTGTAATGTGGATAGTTTTTAAGTTTCCAATAATCGGTTGGATACTTTTCTATATATTTATAGCTTTGATTGCTTTGTTTGTATCTTGGGTGTTAGGATTTTTACTTCAAGAAATATGGAAAGGATTTACTAAACAAGCATGGATTGAATATGAAAAAAACAGAACTGAAACAAAAAACTGAACTTAAACGATCAACTAAACCAATCAAAACTGAGGGGCCATCTACTCTTCGTTGGAAAGCATGGCGTAGAAAACAAAGAGCTATAGCAGTTGATAGATCAAGAGGGCTCTGTGAGTGGCACAATAGTTCAGTTTGTGGCCCCTTTGATTGGCATCATTGTTTTGGTCGAAGTCACATTATTAGTGAACCTTGGGCTTCGTTTGCTCCATTAACAATGATGATTTGCCGCAGTATTCATATAAGAGCAGATCAAGACATAGAAATGAGAAGAATTTTACAAAGAGATGCTACCGAGAGATTAATGAAAAAATTTAGAATTGAGTTTCATAATATCTGGGTTCAACTTCCTGATCCAGTTGATGTAGTTAGATTGGTAATTAGTGAGTTAGAAGAACAAGGGTTAAAGCCCAATGTGGAATAATCTACTTCTTTTAGTTGTGTTAATAGGTGGATTAGGGTGGACAGGATATGATGCACTTAAAGATCGCTCTCCACGGGCCCCCGAAATGGAGTGGTGGCACAACCGTCCTGTTATAGATTGGTGGGCGGAAAAGCGAACAAATAAAGAAAAGAGAATGTTAAAAATAAAACTAAAGAGTGAGAGATGAGAGAAGATAGATGTGGATTCCGATGGGTTTCAATTGATCCAACATATTTAGAAATGAGTGAAAATGACCCTAATGGACAAATCCCACATGAATGTATTCGTAAAGAACGTCATAATAATGACCATGTTTGTTACTGTGGCGAAGATAAAGAGAAATCAAGAATTGAGAAAATGGTAGAGGTAAAAAATAAGCTATGAATATGACAATATTGATTGGAAACTTGACTCGTGATCCTGAAATGGCTTATCTACAAACAGGAACAGCAGTTACTAAATTTTCTATGGCGACCTCTGCCGGAAAAGATAAAGAAGGAAAAAACCGCCCTGCTGATTTTCATAACATTGTCGCTTATGGATCAAATGGAAAGGATGGCTTGGCCGGTCTTTGCGCTCAGTATTTAAAGAAAGGTTCAAAAGTTTGTGTGCGGGGCCGTCATCAAACACGCGAATGGGACGCTCAAGACGGAAGTAAGCGACGAACCTGTGAAGTTATCGCAGATAATGTTGAATTTTTAAGTCCAAAGGATTCAAGTCAAGATGCCGAAGATTCTTAAAATAGAAAAAACTCCGAATGAACTCTTACGTGGACATTTAACTAGGGTAGGTTTCGATTTATCTCTTGGAAGAACACATATCGCGGCGCTGGTTTATTTAGATCAATCCATTAGACAAAACAAACAATGGCATTTAGCTGGTTATAAGATAAGTCGAAGTATGGGACGAGCATTTGCCCATTTTGCAACCGCCACTTCCGGTCTTATAGAAAGAGGTTTAGTTGTTCATCATTGGGATGAAAAAGCTAATAAATTAGGAAAAGGGGGCCTTAAACCACACTATACAATAACTAAAGCAGGACAATTAGTAATCGGACTTCTACAAGAGTCTGGTTTATACGAAGAGTATGCAGTAGTGCTAAGAGAAGCTTCTTAATGAACTTAATTAAATGGAGTGATGTAGTTTTAACCCTTATAATTTGGACTTTAATTAATCTAGGATTTCTCTTCGAATTAGCAGGTGAAACAGTTCCTAAATGGCACACTATCTCATGGTGGGCTCATTTACACAAATACATACGATGGACTATTTTAATAGTTGGGTTAGTCTTATTGTTCTGGCTTGTGTTCTTTCACTTCTCAAGTGACTGGATTGCACGATGATAGTTGAATTTGAAATGTTAGGCGTTCCTACAAACTGGTCTAACATGATTCGTAATCGATTTTATATGTATGCAAAGAAAAAGGAATGGTTAGATGCAGCGGAGATTTTGGGAAGAGTGGCCCGTGTTAAGGCAGGTGTTTCTATTGCAGAAAAAGGACATCCAATACGGATATTACACATTCACCAATACAGACAGAGGCTCTTGGATAAGGATGGCCTATATGTCTCCTGCAAGCCTATTGTCGATGGACTCCAAACAGTTCTCAAGAGAAAAATAGATGGAAAAATGGTTACAGTACCGGGGGCTGGACTAATTTATAGAGATGATCCAAAACATCTTGATTGGGAGGCGTCGCAGAGTAGTTGCGTACGAGATGAGCAGAAAACCCAAATCAGAATCGAAATCAAAAGCTAAACCAAAATTACGAGTTGAAGTAACCGATTCACTTTTGAGTGCTGTCCAAAAACTAGCTTATGGTCATGATCGAGTCGGAGCCTTATTTTCTCGCATTGTCATGACTATGGATAAATTAGATGGAATTCAATTTTTGATGCAATGTTCTGACCTTGAAATTTATGGAGAGGATGCTTGGATAGGATTCGGGTACTGCAACTCGGACATTGATTGGTTCCAAGCTTGTGTGGTAACTAGAGATGTAATGTTTATCAAAGCAATCGAACAAGAGAAAGTAAAACGACTAACAGGAATATTACGTAAAGCTGATATGCTCAGTTAAAAATACTTCTTGACAACAAATTCAAAATCTGTTATAATGGGGGAGGGCGTTAGTTTATGGTTCGGAACATCCAACAGACTAACGCCTCTAATGTTATGTATACAATCCTAATTACTGGCGATCGTCTTAAAGCTGATACAAAAGCTGAACATGAGAAATTATGTGAACTTTGGTATACAATTATTTATGTAGCTCTTAAGGAAATTCGTGACCAACTACTAGGAACCGACAAGATATTTGTAATTCATGGCGGGGCCAATGGAATTGATAAAACCTCTCATAAAGCAGCATTTAGACTAGGACTAAATATTCACTCTTATCCTGCGTTATGGAGTGAGTATGGCCGAGCCGCTGGCCCTATCAGAAATCGTTTAATGCTCCGAGAAAATCCCATTGATTTAGTCTTGGCATTCCACGACAATCTTAAGAATAGTTCTGGAACTAAAGATATGATCGATATATCTCTCAAAGCTGAAAAAACTGTTCGACACTATAAATCAGATGGAACTTTTATTGAACTCAAACAACTACCATTAGGGGTTTGAAAATGAATTATAGGAGCGATTAGGCGATGAATGACAACGAAAAGCGAGAGGTCGGGAAGGTGTTTGACACGCTCAAGAGGGCGGCTGATTTCCACGCCCGTCGTGATGAAATGAATGCGCAGACGCACCTAGCTGAGACGGTGCGCTATGCCCCTCTGACCAGTTCCCTGCAAGCATCTCTCGACACTTTGAAGCGACTTCTCGAAGAAGCGGGCTAGGTGACAAACGAGACTCCGACCCGCAAGCAGATGCGCATGGCACTGGAAGCGAAGGGCTACGCCGTCAAGTCCATGACATTCGAGCAGCCCCACCAAATCGGATCGAGCGTCGAGGATCGCTCGTGGGTTGAGGGCGGTTGGTTCATCACCGTTGACCCGCCAACAGAGCATGCAGGCGACCTGATCACTGGCACCGACTCACGGATGGTTCTCGAATACGTCGCCTTGCTGACGGACCTTAACGGAGGCTAGAATGCAATTTAATTGGAGAAT